GGTAGTAGAAGATGATTTAGAAACGGATTATCCTACTTCTATTGTGCATTTTTCAGGAACTGGATATATCGATATGGGTAGAAGGTATAAAGATGCTATTGTTTTAGGTTCTACTACCCTCACACCTGTTAAAACTTCAGATTTATTCACTGCAGATATTAATTTAATTAACCAATGGAGGTTAAACAACCAAGTAAAGTACCGCCAGTATTCATATCGTTAGTTCCTGACTTAGCAACTACCCAAGCATTGCCATCCCAATAAGACATAGAATAAGCATAAGTAGAACAGTTATAAACAACCTTTACCGTTTGTGGCTTAGAAATATTTACGCTTGTTGTGGACTTAACCCCCGCTCTATTACTTTCTGCAGCAAATTTAGATGAGTTTGCCCCGCTATCTGCCCTCCAACCTAAGTAATAACCGTTAGATTTGTATAAACAAACCATAGGTTTTGATTGTAAACTTTGTGGATCAGTCCAATCAATAGTAGCTTGAACAACTATAATATGTGATGAATTAATCTCAGTAGAATCATTCGTTAAAAAAGCCTTTGTGCCAAGTGCCGAAGTACCTGAGTGAGCATTGGTAACTCTTAATACACCACCACTCACAGCATAAGTAGGTGTATTTTGTAACCTCCATTGGTTAATTAAATCAATATCGGCTGTGAATAAATCTGAAGTTTTAACAGGTGTGAGGGTTGTAGAACCTAAAACAATAGCATTTTTATACCTTCTGCCCATATCTACATAACCCGTTCCTGAAAAATGCACAATAGAAGTAGGGTAATCCGTTTCTAAATCATCTTCTACTACCATGTAAACACTATTAGCTACTCCACTTTCGTAACAATATTTCGTTTGGTCACGTCTTACAGCGTAACTCCATTGCCATGAACCACCAAGAGGATGTGAAAGTATTCTAGTCCAAAAGAATTTTAAGTCTGTTAGACCTGTTTCACTTCTCATATCAGCCATAAATAATAACCAACTAGCTAAATAAGAATTACCCTGGGTAACGGTTGTGTTACTATCTCCTTCACCTTGATTCCAAACGAACCCACCTAATGTATAATCGGCAGGAAGTAATGGTAAAGCATTATTAACGTGTCCAACTAATATGTCGAAGTATTCGCCAACAGGCACAGTATTCCATGTTACCGTTGCATCATCGAATAACTGAGTACCACCAATGGCATATTTTAATAAATAAACTGTGCAATTTTGTTCATTAGCTAAATCAATAGCCATAGACATTTCTGCCCCGAAACAATTTGTAGGGTCTCCAAACTGATTGTTATTAGAATCACTAGCATTTAATGATTCAAAAGCTGTTCCATTCCAAACTTGAACTTGTGGGAATGTACCTTGATACTGTACAGGTAATTCAGACATAGCCACTTTGCCCTGAGCATTAGACTGACCTGCCATGATTATGAATATAGGATTACCCTGAGCATAACCACCACCTAATAGAGTGCCACCTAAACCATATCCGTAACCGTACATTATTATAATTTTTCTAAACGTACAAATGAACCTAACTGATATACAGTAGATGTTTCACCACCTACACCACTAGCAAACATAAACTGAACGTTACCAGCACTAGCACCTATCGAAATCTCACCTGATAAATAAATAATAGCTGAAGATGTACCCGTAGTGCTGAAAGCCCCCGATAAAGTAGCATCAACAGTTATATTTGATAATGTAAATGCTGTTCCTGAGTTAGACCTGCTAAACCCTGTTATAAACATAGATGCAGAAGCGGGAATATCAACAGCTAACTTAACACCACCTGTTGAACTACAACCTACTCTTATACCACCACTAATTAAATATCTAGTATTAGCCTCAACCGATATCACTAAGTCAGTAATATTAGTAGCAGAGGCACTAGTAGTTGTTTGGTCACCTCCTGTAAGTTTAGACGTTCTTAATCCTAAGTTAGCCCTACCAGTAGCAGGAGTAACTATACCTGTTAAATCGGTTAAGAAACTATTTAATGTTGTGCGGACTGAAGATAAAGCTTCGCCATCTGTAATTTGTGCCATAATTTATTTATTAATCATTCCAATTTAACGTATCATCCCACGTACATGAATCCCTCCATATAATTACCCAACAGTCTGCTAGCGGTAATCCTATACCACCACCACCTGAAAAATAAAACCCGTACCCGTACATAATTACTCAATTAATAATAAAATACAACTCCCTGAAGTAAGCGTAATAGCTGAAAAGTAATCATCGCCTCTTGATGTTAATAGTGTTGTGCCTTTAACCGCTGTTGCAGGAGTAGTAATGTAGTTAGCTTTAACATCAGTAGCAGTTACTCCGTTAATTTCAATACGTGCCACTACTGTATCTTCAGGAAAATAAACAGCATAAGCATTTGCTACTTTTTCAGTAGTATCATTTACTACGATTGAACCTGCCGAAGCTGAAAGTCTATCTAATTGATGTGGTTTTGAAAGTGCCATAATTTTATTTTAAGTTAATGGTATTTGACAATCTGAATCTATTTTGTTTACTTCTATATCTATGTTTAAAGTCCATCCTGTAACATCGTCTGCTAGTTGCTCGGTAAATGGTGACATTGTAGGATCGCCCGATAAAATATACTCAAAACTTGAATGTTTAATATATTTAACAAAGTCAACAAGTATCTCATGTGTATCTGAAAGCACATCGTTTTCGTTACTTTCGCCTTTAGTCACTAAATCCCAACATCTAACATCAAAAGAGAATACAACCGTATTATCTGTAACCGTTGATTGAGTAGGGAAAACCCATAAGGTGGGAGTGTTGCCTGTTACCTTTGGATTACCGTTAGCCTCATACACTTCACCAAACCCGAATGAATTTATCTGCAAATGTGAATTTGCAAAATCATTAAAGATTTTTATTAATTGATTTAAGGAATATGTTGCCATTAAAATAAATGTATTATCTTTGGGTTTCGTTTACTATATGACTATAAACAAATTTGTTAATGATAATCATAAGTGGTTGCTCTCAGTAGCCACTAATATAACAGCAACAGACCCCAACTCTTCTGAATTAAAATACGACCTTTTATCTTTTGTAACTATCGAAATAATAGAGGCAAAGAAATACGAAGGATTAGAAGTTGATGACTATAAATGGTTATTTGCTCGTTTCTTAAAAGATAATTACCGTTGGAAGCAAGGGGGCAAATTTTGGCAACAAATGAAGCTAACAAACCAATACACCACGCCAATACATCAAGAATCTGAAAATGATTTTATAGATATAATGGCAGACTGTAACGAAAACTGTGATGAAGATTTAGATATGATTAAGTTTTACGGTGACTTTAACGCTGAAAAAATTAAGGTAGTTAGGCAAATTGAAAGCAACCTACCCCCCCACTTTAAACGTCTTTATGACTTGTATATAAATGAAAAACTCTCACTCGGTCAAATAGCTATTAGAATAAATATTCCTAAAGCCTCAGTAAACAACCTCGTAAACGATTTAAAACTATTAATTATAAACTCATGGAATCAATCCTGTTCACCATCATCGCATTTTCCTGTATCGGATATATTGTTGCGGAAACAGACCTCTCAGATAAAGTTAAAGATGTAATTTTCACCTCTGAAACTACCAATTTTTTATACTCAATGGTTAAGTATATTTTTTACTGTTCATTGTGTTTCGCTTTTTGGAGTTGCCTAATCTATACTGGCTCAATATTTAGTGCAGCTATTTCAGGGACACTAGCAGAAATTATAAGTAAATACGTGAGTTATGACAGATAAAAAATACTACCAAGATGTTAAAACCTTTTTCGATGGAGTAAGTAGTAACAAATTTACCCATGAACAGATAAAGGAAATGGTTCGTCTATATCGGTTTAGATTTAATCCACATCAAGAATATACTCAATGTGGTAGTTGTATTAGGCGAATGTTAAAAAGCCTTAGAAAAGACCTTTTAAGCTAACGGAAAATATTTACCTAATCCCTTTTGTTGTTTATTCGCTGCACTCCAAATCTGAATAGTCTTAGGTTGATCGGGAATAATAGTACCCGCCTCTAATTGTTTTCTGCTAATTCTAGCCTTCTGCCAAATATGTCTACAATTAAATCCACCTTGAAATAAGAATACTGAATATCCTAATCTCTCGGAAATCATTAGTAAGTCAGTTTCACCCCAATATTTATTTAACTCTAAAATCTTTTTACAGAATGGTCTAGTCTTATCGTCAAATGAACCTTTGTAGTAATAGTAAGCCTGTAACGTATCGACCTGTTTAGCTAGTTCGATATATTCAATTTCATCTTCTTTTACTAAATCTTTAGATATGCCAGTATTAGATAGGAATTCTAAAATAATATCAGCATCATGTTTTAACCTAGCCTCTTTATATTTTTTTAAAGCATCGCACATAATTACATAGTTCTAAAAAAGTTCTCTAAACAATTATCGTTATGGTTATTTCCTGTGTAAATATCACTAGTGTAAACGTCACCTTTATTCGGGTGCATATTACGAGTAGGGTTATTATATAAAGTAAATGTAGATGTGTTAGTTGAAATACATAACCAATCCTGCACCCTTGTCATATAAAACTCATACTTATTTTTACAGTTATCTTTCAAGTCACCCACCTCTTTAAATGAAGCTGATTCGGTAGTATCGCTAGTACCTTTCAATATCCCTTTATTTCTTATCCCTACATTGATAAAAGGTATAGCCTCGTGAAGTGTAAGCCATGCGATAGCGGGTTGAGAAAGTTCCAAAAGTTCTGTTTCTTTTGCTGTCAAATTTCCTGCACTTATACCACTCATTAAACGCTCATAGAACTCAGTTCCGAAAACGTCCTGTGCGTACATATCTTGTGCAGTTATAATAAATGGAGCGATTAACTTAATATCAACATTGGCACTTATAGGAGTGTACTGTTGTAAAAAAGTTTCGTTTATAAATGTTGCTTTAGTGATTGCCATTACTCTAAAGGATTAAGTTTAATAATTTTCGGTTGAACGTGAATACCCATTCTGTATAATGCCTTTTGCATATTCTTTTCAATCCATAACTGTTCAGGAGTAATTACAACGCCATCAAATATTTTGTAAGCTGATTCTAATTCAGTACCACCACCAGCTAAACCACTAGGCACAGGAATACCTAGTAAACTTGGTGAAGTAATTCTATTAACCGTTAATATTTGTTGAACGCATTGTTCAGATAAAGTGATTAATTTATCATCAAAGTTTTCAATCTTTAAAGGGTCAACATCGGGAGCATCCTCCTTAGAATTACTAAACATTACTAGCACCTTATTTTTTTTGCCACTAGCTGAATATTGTCTATTCATTGAACGTACAATCTCATCCTCTTGTTCAGGTGAACTAGGTTTCTTATAAAACTTAACTACTAAACTAGGTTGATAACCTTCGCTAACATTATTCAATTGTAAATCCCCTGACTTAGCATCTGCCTCAATCCAATTGATAGCAGAATAATAATCAGGTAATCCGTAATACTCATTTGATAAATCGGGCTTTTTGAAATACATAATAGCATTTCTATCCTCTTCATCATTACCAACAGTATGTATAACTTTAGCCTTTTCAGATTTATTATTCACCTTTTCCCAATGACGAGAGTAATAATAAGTATCTACCTTACCCATATTATTATATTTACCACTTCTTAAATGTGCCGAATCAATATTGTTAATCTGAGTATATTTTCCTTTATCTACTGACTTAATTAACTCGATAGCCATAGAACCAAAGGCAACACTATTATACGCCCATTGATAAACTAAATCACTTAACGATTGGTCTGTACCATTAGGATTTTCTATTAGTGTTTTTAACTTCGCTTTTGCCTCAATAGAGAGATTATCGTAACCAACGAACTCAATACCCTTACCTGCTATCATTGTAGCCTTAGAAACAACACAAGCCCTATGAATAGCAGAACGCATAAGTAAAGAAACCCAGTATTGAGGTAATAGATTATCTTCACCAAATGATATCCAATCCTCACCTTGTTTCTCTTTAGTGATAGGTACAGAAATATAATTCTGTGAGCCGAATTTTACAGAGGCATCTCTAATAACTTCAGCCTGTTTATTTCTACTTATATCTAGTCCGAATATTTTCATGGTGTAAAGGTAGGTATTTCTGTTGTAACTCCACTATCAAATGTAGGTAAATCTGTTTCATTTTCCCAAACAAAAACCTTACCCTGTTCTAAAATATTTAAACTAGGTGAATAGTTATCGGGGTTTGTATCTTGTGGGGATTCTACTTCTGCCTCGTAAATTGTATAGCAATGAAAACCCTTCTGTAAGTTTAAAGCACTTTCATCTATCTCAAATATATTAGACCTTTCGGGATATAGTGAAACATCAGGTAAAATAAAATTCACCACTTCAAAAGTTAAATCGTGAACAAACGAAAAAATATAAACTGGTGAAGTGATAGTAACCTTTTCAGTTAATGTCAATGCACGTTCACTTACTATTCCTTTTTTTAGTTTTATCATCTTAAAAAAAAAGCCACCTTTTCAGATGGCTCTCCCTAAATTTTATTTAGATTAAATTAATGTCGCTAAGATATTGTCTGCAACAGTTGAAGCCATTTCAGGCTCTTCACCTGTGAACGTTAATGTATAACCATTCAAATCAGCTTTAGCAGTACCCGAACCACCTTCGTTAGTAGTTAAATCCATTCCATTAGTCATGCCGAAAACCCAATTCAATCCGTTTTGATCCTTAACAATAATCGAAAGTCTTTTTTGTGCTAACAAACGAATAACATTTCTTTTCGCTACTTCTCTACGTGGAATAACTAAAGTAACAACCTGAGTTTTGAAATTAGTTCCATTCTCAATGCTGTTAGCCTCATTCTCGGTAAAGAAAGAAGTATTCTTATTGAACTCAAATTCGTAATAGTTTTCACCTGAATCAATAGCCACAGCAGACACTACACCGTTCGATTCTGTGAATCCATCTTCAACATTCACGAAGTCCGTAATGTAAGCCTTTTTTATTCCACCGATATTCGGTGAACAAGCAATGGTAACACCACCTGTTAATAATGTACAAGCCATATTTTAATTTATTTTAAAAAGGGGCTTTTACACCCCTTATATTATTTACGAGTAAAGAACAATCTCAGCACCAACACCATGTCCAGTTCCGAATTTGAAACCTGCAACGAAACGTACATTCTTATCTCCTAAAGTTTCACCAGTATCAATTAATTTGATAGTTTCGAAATCTTCGATAAGGTCAGTAGCGAACCAAAGGTTTTCCCATTGACAAGCAACCATAGTATCAGCAGGTAATCCGTTAACAACTTCCATTTGAACATTCAAGAAAGTCATTGGTACATCTTTCTGCATATAAGACTCAACAGAAGTAGATGCTATTTTTTGACGATAGAAACGAGCAGCAGAAGGAGAAATTAAAATTCTAGTTTTCTCATCATTGATGATAGTATTAGGAATTGCATCATAAACCTTTTGAATCTCAGTAATGATATTTGAAGCAGACAAAGTAGAATTAGATACATCAATTACAGTAGCATCATCTAACATTCCTTTAATCCATCCATCGCATAAATCAACTGGTGAACCTGCTGTATCCCATTGCCAAATACCTTCTTCAATTTCGTTATTCAAAAATTCTTTCATCTTGAATAATACATATTCCTGAAAAGTAGCAGGTATTTTTTCTTTCATGTCACCTGCACCCATTTGCTCAGATAACCACATATTGTAAAAATCTTTTTTACAGATAGTTTTATTTACCATCAAATCACAAGTTTCGATTGACTTCTCAGTAATCGTAACAGTACCCTGTGAACTATAATCACACGCCCCAGCTTGTAGCAAGTTAGCCACAGACATTGAAGGGATGTTCATTTTAGATTTTACGTTTACAAGTTTTCTAGCTTTTGACTTAGAATTTCCTTGTAACAAAATTGCAGAGTAAAACTCTTGTGCTTGTATTCCATCCCAAGTGGATGTGCTGTCAGTAATTGTAGGCATAATTTTTTAGTATTTGAATTAAATGTATTAAATTGCTTTTTCGTTTATTTTGCTAAGTGCAAGAACCTTTTGTAGTAACTCATCACTAGTCATCTTTACAGGTGGCTCAGTAGATAATCTAACTCTTGACACTTCAGGTCTAGCGATTGAATTAGTAGGGATGCTATCTTTCATTGCAGAAAGTTCAGTTCTTAAAGTTTCTTTTTCTTCTTTAAGTTCGTTAATAGCCTGACCAGTTCCCGCTTCAATCTCATTAAATCTTTGCTCTAATGCTGATACTCTAGCGTTCATTTCATCAATCATTGGCTGAATAGATGCCTTGATAGATTCAATATCAACAGGAGTAACCTCTGCCTTTACTTCAGGTATATGAGCAACTTCTGGAGTAGCCTCTGCCTCAACTTCAGGAGTTGGCTCTACTTCTTTAGGCTCTTCCTTAACAGAATCAGTAATCAATCCATCTTTAACGGTAATAACACCAACACCAGTTAAAACATAATCCCCATCTTTAATAGCGAACTGTTGACCGTTTTCATCTACCATAAATACAGGCGAACCGACTTCAAACTCGGATGCTGTTGTATAAATTACTGTGCCATCTTCGAGAGTGGCTTCTTTTTCAAGTTTAAATTTTCCGTACTCCATATTATTCATTTTTATTTTTTTCATATCAAAAAAGCCTTCGATTGAGAATCCTCTTAGCTTTTGCGTTTTAATTTCCGATTGCCAGAAATCCTCATCTTCTATCTTAACAACTCCAAACCAAGTACCTTCAGGTAAATCAAATCCAAAGTTTTTACTCTTATCATTCTCTAAAGCTGTAACCCAATTTTCAGAAACAAAAGCAGTAGATAAAGTGCTACCATCTTGATGCATTAAATTAATAGACCTGCCTCTTTGCTCACTATTAAACTTGTCTGCTATTTCCTGAATCGTTTCTTTTGAGAATTTAATATTGTATTCCCCATTCTCATCTTTACGGTAAATCTTTTGGTCAGGAATTAAGAAAGCACCTGCAATTTTCTTTTGCTCGGTTAGTTCTTTTAAGGTAAAATGTTTATTGAAAGCAAACCAGTTAACCTGAATTGCAGGATCGTCTACTAAACTTATAAATTGAGTGCCATGCTCTGACTTATTCAGAATTAGTTCGTAGGTTGGTAAAGTGTCCTTTTCCATACCTTTATATGTATTTTTACTTTAAATCGTTTATTTTAAAGTCTAAACCGATTTAGCCAAAGGTTGCATTAGCTTCAGCAACTTGCACCCGATTGTTAACCGAATTGATTTCGGTAACCGATACAAAGGTCTGTTGATTGGATTGTGGATTATTACCGCCAACGCTAGGAAATTGAAATGCAACGGATGAAGTGTCGACAGTTGGTAAAGATGGAGCAGAGCCAACACCACCACCGCCACCACCATCAGAAGGTACACCACCACCAAATTGAGTTGATGCAATCTTTTTAATGTTTAATAATCCAGCTGAAATAACAGCGGCCATATTAATAAAGTTGAATGGAGCAGGAGCAGAGGCAAGGGCTGTATTTGCACCTTTATAAGTGTCGATAATAGCATTAGCAATATTAATAGCCTTTTGAACTTTAAAGGCTCTTTCTTGTTGTGCTTTAGATTTACCTGCAAATAGTTCGTTAAGGTCTGTAAGTATTGAAAGAGTAGTAGCTACTGAATCAATTCGCATTTGATTTAATTCCTTTTGTGCTTCTAAATCTTTTGTAGCAGTTTCATTTCCTGTTCTAGCTATTTCACCATACATAGAAGCCCAAACGTTTTTAGTAGCGTCTGCTGTTGTTGTTTGGCCTACTAAATAATCATCTGACTTTTTACTTTCAACTACTTTTAAATCATCATTAACTTGTTTCTCCCACGCTAACCTTTTGTCTGTTTCTTCTTTTAACTTAGCTGTTTTCTTTTCTTCATTAGCCTTCCATTCATCATAACCTTTTTTATTCTGTTCAATACCGAAAATAACTAAAGCCTCTTCAGTTTGCATTAAGTCTTTTGCAAGTTCTTCCTGTTTAGCCTTTCTTTTAGCTGCACGTTCTTCATTTCCTTTTTCTACTTCACCACCAAATACCCCTAACTGGTCTGCAATATCTCCTTCTATTTCTGCTAATACTGTCGCCTTTTTCTGTTCAAATATTATCTCTTGCTTTATTCTCTCAATTGTTTTTTCTAGCTTTTTCTTTTCTAATTCTGTATGGTTTTGACCTGATGCCTGAGCCTTACGAATAGCGAAATCTATTCCATGAATTTCAGCATCAAACCTTTTCTTCTGTGAGTTTTCTATCTTATTAAGATTTGATAACTCTTCATGTAATTGCTCACGTCTTTTTTTAGCTGAAGCCTCTGCAATAGCAGCCCCCGCCTTTTGTGATTTTTCTAAACTAGCATAACCACCAACTAAATCTCTAACAAAATCCACAACTCCGCCTATGGCATTACTTAGAGTTTTAAATCCACTAATTAATACTCCTATAATTTTATCCATTCCACCAAAGGCAGTTATTAATAACCCTACTATGGTAGCAATAATACCGAATGGATTAGCATTCTTTAATAATTGAAAACCTGCTTTAACACCTTCGATAACTGGTTTAATTGAAACAAGTACACCTATAAATGAACTAGCTTTAGCTTGTGCCTTTTCAATCTCTTCAGAACTGAAACCTAATTCAGAACCGAATGCACCTACTACACCTGTTGCTAATGCAAAGCCCCCCGCTATACCTTGTCCTACTTTTTCAATCCTTTCTCCTGTCTTTTGTAGGTTTTCTAAACTTTTTTCAGTCTTAGCAGTATCAAACTTTGGCGAAATACTTTTATCATTAACACCATCGACAGCGTTATCAATCTTATTAATATCATCTATCGCTTGTTCAACACCTTTTACTTCGGTATCTATTATTATTGTCTTTGCCATATTATTAGTTTTGTACTTCTATTAAATCATATTCACCCTCAACCTCAGTATTATTATTTGATACCGATAAACACCTTAAAAATATAAAGCACTTAGCGGGAATGATAAATGGTGTACTACCTGTATAATCTAATTCAACCATAGAACTACCTGAATTATTCAATCCTATCTGTGTTTTTAATTGTAACCCTAACCCGAACTGTCTAGTAAATAAACCAACAGTAGCATTACTATTTGCTGTTGCATTATTCATTCTAGAACGACATCGCATAACATAACCCTTATACCCATCAGGTACTAAATAAACAGAAGATTCACTTTGACCCATACCCACTCTAACAGTACAAGTAACAGTAGCATCAGTTTGAGCGGTTGCCGTAATTGTTCCTACATTAACTAAATTAGTACCTACGGTTTGAACTTGCATTAAATGGATATGTAAATAACTATTAACAGTTGCTACTGGAGTAGTACCATTCATTGTTATCGTTTCACTAGTCTTAGCATAGCTACCGTTTATTCCACGTATCAAAATAGTTCTAGCTCCTGTTAATCCACTTGCATCACTTGTCGAAGTAGAAACTATATTATGAACTCTAGCAGTAGTAGGAGGTACGTATAAACCATTACCCCCCCATAAATCTTCGGGTATCGTTCCTGTGCTGATAACTGAATTATACCCAAACTTAGTTATGATTCCAT